GGCAGAAATTTTTGCACCATTGTTAATAGGAGTCATTGTGAGTACAATCACATCACTAACTCCTGTTTGTGTTCTTCCCAACTGAAAGTTGAAATCGTTGATATCAGACACGGAAAACGCTCCGCTGCTATTGATGTATCCGCCGATAATGTCTGTTCCGCCAGACACGGCTGTTGCAGTGGTGTTGTAGTCCACATTTCCGTTGTAGTGCGTAGTCCACGATCCACCTGTCAGGGTAGGATTCAACAGGATTCTGTACTGAACGGTGTCAGCCTTGTTGTTTGTGCTGTCTTGAACAACAGCACTAATGTTGGACGGAACAATCACACTGTCAAGTCTGTTGGAGTTCAGTTTCAAAGCAACAATCGGATACTGCGTTCCTGCGGTTGTAAGTCCCATCAGCGTGGCTCCGCTATGCGTCACATTGTATCTGCGGCTAAAGCCTTCGTATCCACCTTCACTGATGACGCTTGAACAGATTTGTGTGAGTGTGCTGCCTGCGGCTTGTGCGGTCGTATTTTCTATTTCGTATCGTATAGGCAGCACAGCCGTGGTCATGTATGTGGTGGGGTGGACATTATCGTTGTGGAAAGTATGGGCTACCACAGGCTTTCCGTCCACAAAGAATCCGCAACGCACATCGCCCACGCCCAACCACTCAATATCCGTCCAAAAGATGTTGCCTTTGGTGACATCAAGCGTTCGGCTTGACGCTCCAGTTCCGTTAAACTTGTCGCCGTTCCACTGTGATTGGTTCACGGTGGTTGTGGTTGCCAATGATGCGCTTGCCAAGCAAAAGGATAAAGTCAAGCCGTCTTGCTGTAGATACACTCCATTATACGGAGTACCCGCTGTGGCTCCACCTGTTATTCCAAAATATCCGATTCGCTGCCGTAACCCCTCCTTTGGGGTGTTCATGGCAAATGTGTTGAGTACAAGCAGCGACTTTCCCGGCTGATACGGAAATACACGCTTGGTTTCGGTTGTGAGTTTGCTGCCAACGGTTGTGCCCACAGACAGTTTCACCGCACTCTCGGTGATAACATAAGAGGCAGTTCCGCCTGTGACTCCAAAAATGTCCCACTTGTCGTTTCTTTGGTAGCGTTGTTGGCTGTCAAACAGCGTGAACGGATTGGCAACCTTTAAACGGTTGAAAGCGTCCACTGCATTGTCAACGAAACCAACCTTGTTGTTGAACAGGTAACTCATATAATTCTCCATCCGCCTCTATAAATGAAATGAACGCCTGCATTATTTAGGTTCAGAACCGCAGAGTCTTGATTGTCTATAGTCTCGCTTGAACCGCTTGCACCACGCACGGTAATGTACCGATTGGCTGCTCCTGCGTTTCCTGATTCGTCCTTTACCACCACTTCTCTGCCAATACTTGGGTCAGACGGCAGATACACCGTTGGGGTTCCCGCATAACTTACTCCAATATAGTAGTCCTGTGCGGTGGCTTCGTATGTTGCACCCGTCACCGCTGTGGTGGTATATGTGACAGCACCGAAGAACGGATTCACGGTGGGCTGCACCCACTGGTTGCTGTTTCCGTCATTCACATACACATACTCTTGTCCGTTGTCGGAATCCATCCACCGTGAACCAATCGTGACTCCCAGTGTTGGTGCGTCTTCCTGATAATAAAAGTTTGTCCCGCCACCGCCACCCGTTGCGCTTATGTTTACCGTGACCTTGCCGCCAACTTTGGTGTACGAAACCGATCCACCCGTAAAATCCAATGTACGAACATCAGGAGTAACCTTCACTCCGTTCACATACACAGCCACCTTGCCGCCACCACCTGTGGACGCAAGCCATCCCATATCTTGGGCGGAAACCTTTCCGCCACCCAGTATCTTCTTCAGGATTTTGTCTAATCGGGCTTCGTCAATACCAATGGACTTTTCTTGGGCATCGTAAACAAGCGGGAATTTGGCAGTCAGCAGTCCGCTGTCACCAACATCACCCTTGTCACCCTTCTCACCACGCTCACCCTTGTCGCCCTTGTCTCCCTTTAGTCCCTTCTCCCCCACTCTTCCCGCTTTACCTTCCGCACCGTCTTTGCCGTCTTTTCCGTCTTTGCCGTCTTGACCTCGTACTCCAGCCTCGCCTCTATCGCCTTTATCACCTTTCTCCCCTTGCTCACCACGAGGCCCAACTTCTCCACGATCTCCGCTAGAGCCTTTCTCACCTGTTTCACCCCTTTCGCCACGCTCGCCCTTTGGGCCTTGCTCACCTTTTTCACCCTTTTCGCCGTTTTCGCCTGCATCGCCTTTATCTCCTTTTTCACCTTTTTCGCCTTGAACGCCCTGTTCACCCTTGTCGCCGGGCCAACCTGTATATCCACTTTCTCCACGCTCGCCTTGTTCGCCCCTTTCGCCACGCTCGCCCCGTAACCCCTGTTGTCCAACCTTGGGCACAATAGCCGCAATTTCAGACAGTACAGTAGCCAAACCCTTGCGGAATTCTTTGAACTGGGATTCCGTAATGTACACAGGTGTGGGCGGTGGAGGCACAAACTCTTCACCTTCAGTAATCACTACAGTTTTTGGCAGCGGTTCCACCCACTCAAACAAGGTGTTCACCACACCCAAATCAGCAGACAGCACCACAGCACGACCGTTGGGATCAATAAAGCAGTGTTCGCCAATACCGTCACCAATCTTCAAAATATACGGATCGTGTGCAACCGCTTCGGTTTGTGAAATATATGTAAACCGATCACCAATCTTGTAGTCTGTGCCCTTGACACGGTGAGTCAGGGTAAACTGTGAACCAAAGCCATAACGCCCCTCCGAAAACGGTAGAGGCTTTGTTGGCTCTTGCGAGTCTTTTGGTTGTGAGAATCGCTTGAACTGTTCCATCCTACTATGTAGGGAGTGTGGTTAGTGCTTTCCAAGAGTGGGGAAACAGGGGAGCAATAATTTGAGAAATTGCTTGGGCGTACTGCTGGACTTCCCATTGTGCGTGTGCGTCAACCCGTTGTGCGTAGATTCGGGCGTATGCAGACAGCGAACCTGTCCACCACCACTCTGTATAGGTTCCCTGTGGCAGAACCGCTCGTGCCTGTTCAGGAGCAACTCCGCGAGCCAACAACCGGTTGTATGCGTCAAGTGCTTCCAGTACTACACGATTAAACATCACATCCATTTCATCCACCAACATGGGATCGTCAACAAAATCGCTGCTGCCCTGCTTGGCTCCATCGGTGGGTGCTGCTCGCCAATCAGGGGTGTAGAACTGTGGTTCGTCTGTGACATACCGACGAGACACTTCGTTTTCCACCATGCCTACCTTGTGCTTGAACAGTTGTGTACGCACAAAGACGGGAGCCTTGATCCGCAGCGTGATTTGTGGATGGGCAAAAGGAGTCCAGTGCTTGTGTTTAGCCAAATACGCAATCAGCCGCTCATCCTTTTGTGGCAACACACGCAGTTCGTTTTCGTCAAATCTAGAACCACTATCGGTTAGTCTCTTTTTTGCGGCTTCGTCTACTCCCCAATCACTCTCTTTGTTGAAAGACACACGGGCAGCGTTCACAACAGTAAGATCACTACCCATGTGATCCACATATTCCACATGACCACAGTTTAGCACAGAGTAAAAGGTTTCACTCGGTTTCATCGGTGTCTCCAAACCAGCCGTCAGTCATGTCTTCGTCGGTGATTTCGTGGTTGTTTTCGCTGATGTCTTCGCCACCCACTTCTTCCAACTCAAACCCTTCAAGTTCAACACCTGTCAGGTCTTCAGCGTACTCAACCGCTCGCTTGTACAGTTCAGGATTGGTGTTCTTCAGGTATTCAACAATTGCAAAAGCATAAGCCACCACGGGGTGCTTGAAACTGTGACCGTCTTCGTGTTCTTCTTCGCTCATGTGGTGCTCCTAGACTCTAGTTCTTGAATTTTAGCCTTTAGGGTTTTGATTTCTTCAGCCGCAAGAATCATACACTCTTGCACTTCTCTCCAAAAAGAAAACATCTGACACATTGAAACTGCTTCAACTCTTTGGAGAATTGGCATATTTGCTATACGATTTGCTAGCAATTTGCCAACCTCGTCGTTACACCAAGAGTTTATTGGGTTTATTTCATATTGATTCATATTAAATCCTTTTCCATTGGCTCCATTTCAGTCGCGCTTCCATACCACTACACGAGTATCTATCAATGTCTGCTTGCAGTTCTTGTGGAGACTTGCCTGAAAGCACCATGTCATTAATATCTTTTTCTAGTACTCCAGAACCCCACACGCAGACTGTGTAGCCTGCTTCAATGGCTTCTCGCGTGGCTTGCACAATTTCTCGGTTACGAGGCTCGTTGTCCAAAACAACAACCACATCATTGAAACGCTTAACCACATCTCCCAACTCACTGCCAGCGAAAGCAATGCCGTTATCCAAAAATACAGAGTCAATCGGGCCTTCAGTAGCGTAAACTCGTTGTGAGTAGTCAACAGTATCGCCTCCGAAAAACATTCTGCCGTCCTTGACAAATTTCACAGTAATGTACCGTATGGCGTTCTTTGAGCCTCCAACGGCTCGCCCTTGTACTCCCAACAGTTCACCGCTCTTGTTAAAGAACGGGATGACGATACGCTCGTCATTGGGGACGGTGGTATATGTAGGGTCAATGCCACGCACCCAGTCTCCAAACCCTTCGCAAAAATAGAACCGTTCAGGGCACGGTATCTTTCGCCCTTCACAATACACGCGAGCAGCGTGATCGGATGGCAGGTCTGAAATACGCGGAAGTGTAATATTTATTTTGGGCTTGATGATTGCGGTTTCATCAGGCTTGGGGTAGTTGGAATGCCCGTTCTCACCGTTACGCCACCGCTCAAGTGCGTATTCACGACACAGCACAGGGGCTACAATCTCCAAGAACTTGTAGACGGTGTGCCCAATACCACAGTTGTGGCACTTGTAGTAAAAATCGTTCTTCTTGGGAAAGAAAAAACCACGAGCCTTGTTCTTGTTCTTTTGTGAGTCTCCGCAAAGGGGACACCGACAGTTTGCAAGATCAGCACCCTTCCACTTAAACTTCTGAAGTTGTGGAGACACCAAGTTAATATATTTCTTGTCTGTCAGAATACTCATTTAGAAATTCCAGTCGCTTGCGTCCTTGCTGCCAAACTTCTTGGCAAACTCCTTCTTGCCGTAACCACTTCCAAATCCTTCTTCCTTGGTGCTCTTGGCATCAGTCAGGTCTTCAAACTCTTCCTTCTTGACATCGTAGAACTTCATCTTGGCGTAGTTCAAGCCCACAATAAACTTCTTGTTTGCAGCCTTGGTGTTGTAGCGGTTCTTTAACTGCTTCACCATGATCTGCCCTGCCTTTTCCAATTCTTCAGTTGTAATAAGTGCTGCCATAAAGTCTGCGGTATGGGGCAGACCAAACGACTCTGAAGTATCGGTGAGTTCCACATCACTGGATGAAAATCCTGAACGGTTCACCTGTGTGGCTGTAAAGATGGGCACATTTCTTTCCATTGCAAGCCCACGCAACTCTTCTGCAATAGCCTTGATGTAACTGTACGAATTCACATTGTTTCCACCGCTCTTGAGACGAGCAGACGAGCAGATGTTGATGTAATCAATAAACACAATATCAGGGGTGAATCCCTTCTTGAGTTTTAGTTCATCCATCAGCACACGGAAGTGGTTGGCATTAGCCACCGAAGTGGGATACTCCTTGATGATGAGTTTGCCGTTCACGCCCCGCGTGGACGCTTGCAACCGCTTCTCGTACATATCAAGAGGCAGATCGTGGAGTTCATCCATCGTGATGTCCATGATGTTTGCGTCAATGCGTTCTGCAATACGCTCTTCTGCCATTTCCAGCGTGATGTACAGCACATTCTTGTTCTGCATGAGACAACACGCTGCGTGGTGACACATGAACAGCGACTTACCCACGCCTGTGCCTGCCATGACCACATTGAAAGTCTTGGGAGCCACACCACCCTTGGTAATCAAGTTGAACATTTCCAAGTCAAACGGAATCTTGTCTTCTTCACGATGCAGCACTTCGTAACGCTGCTCGTAGTTCTCAAGGTAATCGTGACCAATATTTGTGTCAAAAGAAACCGCAAGTGCCTTGCTCAAAATATCAGGCAGAGCATTGGGTGTACGCACCTTGTCCTTGCCATCAATAATATGAATGGATTCAAGAATGGCATTGTAGATGGCTTTGTCCTTGCAGAACTTTTCTGTGGTGTCCAATAGCCATTGGGTGTCTTGCTTTTCGCTTCTACACACCGCGTCCACAGTTTCCCTGCACCGCTTGATCTCGTCTTCGGTAAGAGCCTTGTCGCCTTCCAAAGAGATAAGGAGGGCTTCCTTGGAGGGAACCCCCTTATACTTCTCAATGAATCCCTTGATCTCACGGAACACCGCACGATCAGGGCGATTGGCAAAGTACTCTTCTTGAAGGAATGGCACAGTCTTCTTGCAGAACTCTTCGTTGTTGATGAGTCCTGCAATAACTGTTTGTTCAATCGTACTCATACAAGCCTGCTTTCTGCTGTTGTATTGTATTTTTCAGAAATATCAATACCAATATATCGTCTTTCCATTTCTTTGGCAACCTTTGTTGTGGTTCCCGTTCCGTTGTATGGGTCTAGTACTATATCATCTTTCTCGGTAAAAGCAAGAACACATCGGTGAACAAGTTCTTCTGGGAAAGTGGCGTTGTGTCCGTGTACATTTTTATTAGGAACAATTCTCCACACACTCAAAAATTTTGCTGCCTCTTTGTTCCAAGTAAATCCTTTGGCTTGCTTTCCTAAAATGTAGATGTCCTCTTCTACACGATAGAACCGCACAGGGTTATATGCTTGCATTCCACACCTGTCCCATGTGATTCTTTGCCTGTATACTGCATTGGTTTTCAGAATCCATTCAATTGGACTTTTTACTTGAAAATTGAATATTCTGTCTTTGTGGTTATAGCAAATGGTTCCTGTGGGTTTCAGAACACGAACCATTTCATTTATGACTGCTACTTGACCTGCCTCATACGCATCGTCCTCTTCTTTGTCAGAGTAATTATCGTAAACGATGTTGGTTCGTTTCCAATAATCTTTTCGGTTTGCTTGAGTTCGGCGATTCCTCCAGTTGTTATACGGAGGAGAAGTAACAATCAAATCTACAGAATTGTCAGGAAAGGTTGCCATAACATCAAGGCAATTCCCATGATAAATTTTGTTGACTTCCACGAGACTAACTCAATTATTCTTCAGTTTCCTCGGTCGGGGTCGGCTCGTCCTTGCCGTAGCAGAACTCCTTGGCAACCGCAACCTCCAACTTGTCCATGACTTCCTTGGTAAAATACTTTTCAGGATTCTTGATGATCTGCGATTCAAACGCAGTCTTGCCGCCACCCACATCAACCTTGGTGGACACCTTCTTGAAAATATCGTACTTGATGGCAATGTCTAGCAGCCCGTAATACGGATTCAGCCCCGTATCAAAGTTCAACTGCACATCCACCATCTTGTTTTCCTTGGTCTTGCGACTCTTGTAGGTCTTGCAATGGATGATGTTGCCCACCACTTCATTGTCCACCTTGTCCTTCTTCTTGGACAGGTAGATAATAGTGGACGCAGCGTACTTTAGTCCTGCACCGCCACCCATTTCCTTGGTTGGCACATACGCACCCACCACATCGTAGGTGTGGTTGGTCATAATCATGGGAATGCGAGCGTGTCCCAAC